GTCTCAAATTGCACAGGAAGTCGCGGAACGTCAGGTGATGATGTTCTCGATGTTCGTAGGGCCCGGCACGCCCATGACGCGCGCTGCGCTGTCAGTGCGTACCGGGATCCCCGAGAGCACGCTCAAGAGCTACGCCAACGGCGCGGCTATGCCCCTTCATGTCGCCCTCGTGCTCCGCAAGTTCCTGCCTCGCGAGGCCATGAACATGCTGACCGAGCCTGGTGACGTCCGCTTCACGCCGATCGAGCAGTCGGAAGCCTGCTGGGACGGTATCGCCGCTGCTGCGTCGGGCCTCGTCGCCGAGGTCTGCGTAGCGCGATCGGACGGCAAGATTGATCACGTTGAGGCAGCCAAGCTGAAGACGCGCGCCCGCGCAGTCATCGCCCAGCTGTCGGACGCGGTCGACGAATAACTGACGAATATTACGCGGAAAACCCCGCAACGGAGATGACTATGGACGCGCTCAATAGCGCAGTGCCGGTAGAGCCCGGTTCTGCGAACGGTTCTTCGCGGCCGATGCGCTACGACGTCTGCGCGGGGATCGCTGCATGACTCGCCCGAAGAGCCGCACCACGCCGGCAGTAGCCGTTGACGCGGTAGCAGCGCAGCGGTCGTTGATCGAAGCGCTGTCCCGCGCATGGCTGGGCTGATGAAGGCCGGTGCCTTGCTGGGCAGCGCTGCGGCGCTCGCCGAGGCTATGGGCATCGAGCCCCGCAGCCTCCGCGCGAAGACCGGCGCTGAGCGCGGCGTGTCGTGTGACGACCTCCGGGCGGCGGCTGATGCTCTCGACGCGCGTGCGGCTTTGATCATCGAGCATGCCGCCAAGCTCCGTGCGGAGATTCAAAGCTGATGTATGCGCTCGAGCTTCCTGATCGCAATGCGCAAACCAGCGTTAAGTGCTTGGCCATCAACGCCATGATGAACTTCACGATGGCAGTTCGGGCAGATGCCAGCAACGCGCTCCGGGGAGTCGGGGCCGCCGTCGGTCAACCGATCGATATGATGGGGCTCAAGGTACGGCACTCCCGCTTCGGTCTTAAAAGGCGCAGGTTGTTTGCACGCCTCGCAGTATCCCGCCGCCCGCGCGAGGACGTAAGCCTTCACGTCCTTACTACGTCGAAATACCGATCGGGGCTTATGCCGACTATACCAAGGTGTCGCTGCGCGCCGTCGCGGCAGGCCTTGGCGTTCCGTACGAGGCGCTGACCGGCGACTTGTCGAACGTGAACTTCTCGTCCGGCCGCATGGGTTGGCTCGAATATCAGCGGTCGCTTGCGACGTGGCAGTGGACGATGTTCATTCCGCAGTTCTGTGAGTCGGTCGCCACGTGGATGATCGATGCGCTGATCATGGTCGGCGAGGACGTCGAAGGCGTCACGGTCCGGTGGACCCCGCCCGGTCGGGCGATGATCAACCCGTCGGAGGAAGTGAAGGCCAACCGGGACGCAATCCGGTCCGGCCAAATGACGATCTCGCAGGCCGCGCGCGAGCGCGGCGAAGATCCCGACACGTTCCTCGCCGAGTGGAAGGCCGATGCCGAGAAGATCGATGCACTCGGCCTGATCTTCGATTCCGATCACCGCCGAAGACCTCATTCTCATGCTCGATGCCGAGACGTGGATGACGGCGACCGAGGCCCTCGCTCAGAACTTCATCACGTCGATCAGCAGCGCGATCACCGCGTCGGCCGCGATCAACGTCAAAGCATTCGGGTTCCGCAAGGCCCCCGATAGCCCGCTCATCACCACGTCGGCGATGGCGAGCGCACACCGGACGGCACCCGCCGCTCCCCTACCCAACCAGGAGACGACTATGTCCGAGCAGGACAAAAAGCCGGCGGGCGAGCAGAAGCCGGCCGAGACCATCACCCCCGCAGATGCGCAGGCGCGTATCGACACTGCTGTCGCATCCGAGCGCGCGCGCGTCGGTGGCATCCGCGCGCTTGGCACGAAGCACGGCATGACGAACGAGTTCGTCGACGAGCTCGTGAACGGCGACACCACGCTCGCCGTCGCGCGTGAGAAGATCCTCGACAAGCTCGCCGAGGGCGGTGACGCGGCCAACGTCGGCCACAACAGCCCCGCGCGCGTTACCGTCGATCAGCGCGAGAAGTTTCGGGAAGGCGCCACCAACTGGCTGCTCGTCAAGGCGGGCGTCGCCCATCTCGTCGAGAAGGCAGCGGCTCTGCGCGGCGAAACCGTAAAGATCGATCCGGGCGAGTTCCGCGGCGTGCGCAACGTCGATCTGGCGCGCGAATCGCTCGCCAACATCGGCATGAACGTCACGTCGCGCGATCCCGACGCGATCGTTCGCGAGGCGATGAGCCCGCGCGCAGCCGTGATCACGCAGACAACCAGCGACTTCCCCGTCCTGTTTGAGAACGCGATCCACCGGACGCTTCAGGCCGCCTATGCCACGACGCCGGATACGTGGTCGCGCTTCGCCGGCACCGGCACCGTGACCGACTTCCGTCTGCACACTCGCTACCTGCGCGGCACTTTCGGCGCGCTTGATCAGGTCAACGAGGCCGGCGAGTTCAAGGACAAGCCGATCCCCGGTCTGGCGAAGGAGCTGATCAAGGCGAAGACCGTCGGCAACATGATCAACCTGTCGCGGCAGATGATCGTGAACGACGACATGGACATCTTCTCGGGCCTCGCAGTCGACCTCGGTCGCGCCGCCAAGCTCACCATCGAGATCGATGTCTATGCGCTCCTGAACAGCAATCCGCTCATGAACGATGGCTTCGCGTTGTTCTCGTCGCAGCACGGCAACCTCGCCCCAGCCGGCGCAATCCCGAGCGTCGCATCGTTCGACGCGATTGACGTTGCCATGGCGTCGCAGAAGGATCTCTCGGGCAACGAGTATCTGGAGATCTCGCCGAACACGCTGCTCGTACCGCGTGGCCTTCGGCACCCCCATGAGGGTGTGCTGCATGTCGACGACAACGAAGCCGAAAAGCTCGTCGCCGACGGCGTCGCGACCGACGTGTCCGACGACTTCACCGCAAAGCAGGACAAGGCCGCGCCCGTCGAAACGAACACCGCACCCGTTGGGACGACGGACGCTGCCGACCCCGTGAACCCGCACCAGGCCGAGGTCGCCCCGCAGGCGGCTGAGACCGAAGCCAAGCCGACGCGGCGCAAGGCCGCGGCAGACAAGGAGTAAGCCGAGATGGCACGCAATTACGTCCAGCAGGGTCAGACCCTGACTCTCATCGCCCCGCGCACTGTCGCATCGGGTTCGGGTATCCTCGCCGGTGCGATCTTTGCCGTTGCCCTTGCCGATGCCGCGGCCGGTCAGCCCGTCGAAGCTCGTCGCGTCGAAGTGTTCGACCTCGCCAAGGCAACCGGCGCGTGGACGCAGGGCCAGAAGGTCTATTGGGACAACACTGCGTTCAACGTCACCACCACGGCCACCAACAACACGCTGATCGGCGCAGCGACGCAGGCGCAGGCCAGCGCCGACACCGTCGGCCGCGTGCTGTTGACCGGTCAGGTCGCTTAACACCGGGGCTCCGCTACCTCCCTTTGCCCGGTGCACCTGGGCGGCGTGACAGTGTTGCGCCGCCCCCTTTGCTGGAGATCCGCGATGAAGAAGATCACATTGTACAGCCCAGCATCTCGAAACGATGGCAGCTATGTCGACGCGGGCGAGACTTTGTCGATCGGAGACAAAGCCGGCGAGATCGACGCCGACCGCGCGAAAGCCATGGTCGACAACAATCGCGCCGTTTCGGAAACCGCCGCCAAAGCCGACGAGCGGGAAGCCGCAGCGAAATGAATGCTGCCGAGGCGGCGGCGCTTGCCGCCATTCGTGCCGCCTTCGTCGATCCAGAGCCGATCCTTTACTCGCAGGACGGCATGCTTCTCGAGCCGATCGGCGCGATCTGGACCGACGACGCAGCTGCGAGCTTCCCGGGCGCCGGCAGCACACTGCGCAAGCTGACTTACGAAATCCAGCAGAGCGATCTGCCTAAGCGGCCTTCGAAGACACGCGACAGCTTCACTCATAAGGGCCAGCGCTGGGAAATCTCCGACGTCACGCGCCGCGACGATATCGGCGCTTGGTGGCTGATCGTCGTTGACGCGGGACCGGCGCAATGACGGTGCGCGATCAGATCCTTGCCGGAATCGAGGCGGCGATCGTCGACCTGGCTGTCGAAGTCGAGGTCGAACCCGCTGGCGACCCCAGCGCATTCCCCGCCCTCGGCATCACCGACGCCGGCCATGCCGTGCTCGAGCGCGAGGTCAGCCTCACGCGCCGCGCGATGACGGTGACGATCGACGGCTTTGTCGACGGCGCTGGCGGCAACCGTAAAGCCCCCGCTGCACCAAGCTCTCCAGGCATGCGGCTGGCGCGGCCAGTTCACCGCGGCGATCGCCGCGGCCGCTGCGACCGCGGGCGGCGCCA